TCCTCTGTATAATCCAGAGTAACATTAGCTTTTTTTAATCTAGGATTACCTAGATAGATATCATTTTTATGTAGAGATGCCAATGCCAGCTCCCATTAGATGTTTTCTATTTTCCAAATGCCCCTCTACTATGTCTTCTTTACTCTGACCATGATACTTAACACCGTAGTGTTCTTTGATCAACACTTCGACAGCACTACACCACCTGTCTTCATGATATACCTCAAAGTCCCCCAACACTCTACCAAATTTACCCTTCTCGTCTTCAAATGTTCTGATCACTCTACTATTAGCCAACAACTGTATCAATTTTTCTTTAGCCAATAAACCAAATTTCTTTTCTTCTAAATCTCTAGTTCTTGATTCAGGAGTATCAACACCATTTAAACGAATTCTTTGTTTGCGCATCCATATACCAAATCCCAAATCGATATCAACATCGACCGTGTCGCCATCAACAACTCTTAATAAATTAAATTTATACTCGTACATATTATCCACCGTTCTTTAAACTTGTAATTGCATTCTTATTTTCATCAATTCTTTTATTTTGACCAGTATCTATAAGTGTTTGAAGTTTTGCCGCCTTTTCCATATCAGTATCTAAGTGTAGCTCAGCATTAACTATCTTCTCTAATTTTAAAAAAGGTATTCTACTATTTGGAACATATCGCCAGGTATACCCTCTTTCAGAGTATACCCCAAATACTGTTTCAGTACAACCAATTTTTACTATATGAGCAGGCGAACCATCAAGTATAACATGATCACTCTCATTAAATGCTTTGTTAAGTCTGAACTGCATGCCTTTAACGAAGGCCTGAATCCAATCTTTAATCCACATTGTTATGACAACGGATAGTAATAATGCTATCCATGGCATTAGCATCTCACTCATATCTACAGAAAGATTATCAATCGGATTCATTTATTCTCTTCTTACTCTTTTCAACATCTCTAGCAGTGCCGCCTAATAATTTAGTTAACTCAGCCGTCTTTCCTACAAATAAATTATTATTAATTGTTCTAGGATCAAGTTTTTCAGCAAATAAATCTTTTGCCTTTACCTGCAAATCGATTAAATCCCTATTGGTATCTGTCATTGTTTTAATTATCTGACCAGCAACCTCATAGGCTCTCGGAGACTGACTTTGATCTGCTAAATTCAATATACCATCTAAAGCATTTCTACCTTTTTCAATTAAATGATAAAGATTTTCTCGCGAATATTCTAAATCTTTTTCCGGAATATTCTCAGAGGGTCTTTCTACAATAGCATTCACTGGTCTAGGTTCATCTACTATTGGCGTAAGGTCCAAACTCTTTGCTATTTTATCTTCCTTAGGCTGTTGTGTTCGCACTAAACCACTCCTCAAAGTTATGTATGTATCCATAGTCATCGTCTTCATCGATATTAGCAATACCTACTGAAAGAGATGCATTGGATGTCGGGCTTCCATTTGCCAAAAGACCTGGCGTTGTAGTTGTCCTGCTATGTAAATAATAACCACTCGATGATGTATCCGTCACATTAACATTAGCAATCACAGTATTAGATGCATGTGAGTTTGCATACACACTCGATGTATCCACATGAGTCATGACATTAGCAGTTTTAATAATACCAGATTTTCTAAGCGGACCCCATAAATAACCTTTAAGAGTAAAATTTAAAGTATGGATTAATGCTCGTCTTGTTTCAAAGTCTCCGTCATAAGTATCTTCCGCACTCACTCCTTGAAGAACTATAGGAATATCTTGTTTCCAATTCATGTCTGGAATCAAATTCATTGTTACTGTCCATTCAGGAGTAAAGAAGGGTAATATTTGTTCCAATATTTGTGTTGAATCTTCTGCATATCTCGTGTAGATGTTCAGATCAAAACCTATATCATACGGTACAGGATTGTATGCATTATATAATTTAGCTTTATCGTCTGTAAATGCAGATACGTTCCTATGAATTTTATTTAACTTCCTTTCGCTTGCATATGTAAAGGACTGCATCTCGAAGGACATGCGTGGTAATACCATACCTACTTTTCTTGCTAAGTCTGGATCCTGCTCAAGCCTTGCTAATGCTTTTTCTCTGGGAGCATAAGCTAAAGGAACCTTAATGTCTTGTACAACATTACTGTTTGCATCTTTTCTTTGCACGATGATATCATTAAACAGTGTTCCGAAAACAATTACATATTTACGTAAATGTTCGTGGTAGAATGTATGCCCCAACATTAGAAAGTACCGCCTTCGCTAAATGGATCCGCATCGCTAAAGTCTAATATTGCATCAGCATCTGTTTCAATTTGTATGTTATCTGAATCCGTTACAGTATCAAAGTCCCTCGAAACAGTACCACTTGCATCGCTTCTATCTTCGTCTTCAGATAAAAGTCTAAGATTGTTTTCAGCAAATATTGCTGTTAACCCATCTTCTATTGTTAGCTGTACATCAACATATATATCCGTACTGAATGTAGTTTCAATAACATCAACTTCACTGAATCCTGTATTAAGCCTTTCACCACTATATTCAAACAATTCACAAGTAACATCGTAGAATTGCAACGACCCCATTTGATAAAATACTGGCTCGTGTTCTACAAATTTAATTACAAACGTCTTGCTATTAAGAGGTAGATGTATTAAATCACCCTCTCTTGGTCTATCAATCGTTTGCTCGGCTCCTACTGTCTCAGCAAAAGCACGGCGCGCAATAGAGAACGTAACTCTGTCTCTAATCTCAACACCAAATCTACCTAAGAAATCACCCTCTCCTTCAAATCCCTCGACATTCCTAATATACATTTCAAGCTCAGTATAATCGTTATAATATTTCTTTCGAGCTTCTCCAAGTATATCGTCAGTGTCATCTTCAGTGAAAGACATATATCCACAGTCAATCCCATACAGCTTAATCGATTCATAAACAAGATCATTAATCAGATTCTGTTCGTCTGTATTGGTAAATTTATTAAAAAATAAATTAGTGCCTTTATGAGTAATGCTCGACATTCAATTAACCTATCATGTCCGTAACTGGTAACGAGAAACTAGATATCATCTCTTGCTCCAAGTTTCGTTTATCTTCTACTCCCTGTTGCATAATTTGATCTCCATTAAATTGTATACCACCAGGAAGAGTCATACCAACAAACTTAGATAAATTTTGTCCCCACTGTACTTTAAATAAAGAAGTAGTATACCTCAATAACCATCTATCGCTATACACGTCACTATAGGTTTCTGGATCAATTTTAGAATATACTTCCGCAACTAGGTAGTTCCCAACCGCGACCTTACCCCAATCCATATCGATATGTAATTTATTTATGTGTCTATTATATCTAAGAGGTTGCTTACCAATTAACATTTCTTCTATAAATCTAATATTCATCATATTCATAAAGTATGGAACGAGGTCATATCTCGCCAAATCATACAAATCGTTCAATGCAATTTGATATCTAACATTAAATAAATTATTTGTACTTGTTGCATCACCTATATCAAAAATATTTACAATGCCGATAATATTACCATCTGTTATATCAATATAATTATTGGTTTTATTGTCAGCTGTAACAATATGTTTAAGAAATGTTTTTTCAGCTCCATCGAAATGATAATCGTGGTAGTAAGCCAATGCCTCATCAATACGATCTTCCATTTGATCATCATCAATATTAATTTCAATAACTGGCTTGCCTAATTTGCGTAAGCAAAACTCTTTTAATTCAGTTCTTGTGCTTGGTACTGCCATTTGTTATCCCCAGATCTTAGTGCCGCTAGAATTATAGATTTCTAATGCATTGCCATTACTATCTTTAAGGGAACCTCTAACATGTACGTTGTACAGATTAGCTGTTGATGTTCCTGTCATTGTTACATTAGCTTCCGTATTAACAGCTTGTTTAATTGTATCAAAATATACATTAGCCGCCTTAATTTCGTTTATGGAGGAGGACGAGTTAGTAACAAGTGCTTGGTTAGCGGTCAATGTTCCTGGGCTTCTTATTCCACCAATTGCAACTAAATTAGAAGTATCACTATCTTCTCTACCAATATGCAATACCTGCCCATTTGAAGCCCACGCTAGCTCACCAAACTCCAGTGCTGTTGGAGCAGATGTATTTGCTGATCTCTTTACTTGAATTGTACCAGACATTAAAACG